CAGATAAATATAATTATGAAACTGCACAATTAGCTTATTGGGGTAATGATAATATTGTAACTAAAGCATTAGAAAAATTACCTGCAAATATAGGTGATAAAGTTTTAAATGCTTTTGGTGGTAAAGGTTATTACAACGTATTTACAAATGGATACGAACAATCTGTTAATGGTATGTTAGACAGATATTATCAAGTATTTATTGATGATCCTAATGCTGATCCTAAAGAAGCAATACAAAAAGTATTTATGTTTCAAGAACAAAGATTTGATAAAGATATTGTTGCATCTGCTGTTACGTTAGTAAATGATTTACCATTTATGGCGGCAGGTTGTTTTGCGGCAGGTGGTACAGCTTTAGTTGGAAGTGCAGGTACAGCCGCACCTGCGTTACCTGTTATATGTGGTGCTGGTGGTTTTGCATTACCAGAAGTTATTAGATCAGCTTATATGAGAGCAATAGAAGATAATTTTGTAGGATCATTTCCAGAATTTTTAAGTCATTACATGGATAAAAAAACAGCAATTGTTGCTGGTAAAACAGCAGTAATTGGTGGTGTTACATTTGGTGTTGGTGCAAAAGTTAAAACATTAACAGGAAGTACAACAGCTAGATTAGCTTCAGAAGTAAGTGTTATGACTACATTAGGTGCGGCATTAGAAGGCCATGTACCTACAATGAGAGATTTTGCTCATGCTACGGTCTTGGTTTTTGGAATACATGGGTCAATACGAGGTATGAAAATGTTTAAAGACATTTATACTGAATACGGCAGACACCCTAGAGATGTAATTAAAGACATGGAAAAAGACGTAACTGTTAGACATCAAATAGAAAATGGTCAAATGCCAACTCTTTACGAACAAGGTGCTAAAACAGTTGTAGAAGGATTAGAGAAACAAACTAACATTAAATTATTACCTCCACCAAAATTTAAAAACAATGAAATTGTTAATGTATCTACATCTTCTACAGAAGTTGGTAGGGTAATTGGCAAAGAAACAATTGGTAATGAAAAAGTTGTTATAGTTGAAAAAACAAATGGTGCTAAAATACCAGTATTAGAAAGTGAAGTTAGAAAAGCACCAAACAAACCTGTTGAAGTAAAAGTAGAAGGTGACAAAATTAATATAAATTTTGCTAAAGATACATCATTTGCTGAAAGAAAATCTAATGGTGAATTTAATGTTAATATTGTTGAAGTTACAAAAAATAAACAAAATATTTATACAGAAGGTACATTTAAAAGTAATGCTGACTTAGCTGTAAGAGATACAGGAAGCGCAATAAGAATAGTTACAAAAGATGGTAAGACAATTGCTAATGAAACAATAACTATTCAATCTAAATTTTACCCAGAATTAGCAAAAAGATTTAAAGAAAACAAAGAACAAAAAACAGAATACAATAACGCCAAAGAATTAATTACTAAAGAACGTAATGGTTTATCTTCAGTAGCTAAAAAAGTTGAAATTTTATTTGCATTAAAAGGCAATATTGAAAAAATGATTTTAAGAGTTGGTAAAGACAATGTTGCTATACCAAGATCAGCATATGAGCAATTAATTAAATTTACTGAAAAAGGTGAGGTTAAAACTGCTGAAATAATGGGTAGTGAAGGAAGACAAGTTATAATGATGTTGCATCCAGAAACAGGTAAAATTTTAGCAACTATAAAAGGTGAAAAAATTAATGGTGAAATAGATGCACAAGCTACAAATTATTTTGATAACTTTAAAGAAAAAGAAGGTGTATATTTTGATAGAGTAAACAGTAGTAAAGATGGTGATAACTGGGGAATACCTAGAGATATATTTACACAAGAAAAGAATTTACCAGCAGACTACGCAAACAATTCTGCGGCATGGAAGGGTTTATTTAATTCAGCAAAAGGATTAGATATGATTGATCTTGTAGAATTATACAAAGCATTTGTTAAAAAATCACCAGAATTAAATAACTTACCAACAGGTCTAAATGGTTACTTTCAATTTAAAGGCAAGAAATCACCTAGAATAGTTATCAATGAAGCATTACAAAAAAATCCAGAACAATTTTTAATGACGTTTGCACATGAGTTAGGGCATTTAATTGATTACTTACCAAATGCTTCTTTATCAAGAGGTAATATATTAGGTTCTATAGCGGCTTTAAAAGGATACATGAACAAATGGATTGATGGTAAAAATGAAGGTGCAAAACCATTAAGTGCAAAAGAAATAGAAGCTATTAAATCAGCCGCAATCAAAGAAGCAAAAGCTAAAGAAAAAGAAACTAACGCAGAAATCAAACAATTAGAAATAACTCCAGATACTATACTTAAAATATTTAATGATGCATCTGCTAGAGAAAAGATTAATCCAGATTTTTATAATGCATTTGTAAAACTACCTGCTGAAGTTAAAAAATTAGTAGTTAAAGATGCAATGAAGGGTTTAATGTCACAACACATGAAAGCTATTGCAGATAAGATTAATGGCAAACCTACTGATAGCAGATTAACTAATGAAGCATACAAAATATTTAAAGATAAATTTGAAAGAATAATCAAAGAAAGAGGATTAGTTAATAAAGAATGGATTACTACAGAACTTAAAAATTTATCTGCAAAATGGAAACCATTTGATAGAGCCGCATCTCAAAAATATACAGAATATAGAGATGGCCCTAGAGAACTAATGGCAGATTTTATGATGGCGTTTATGCTAAGACCACAATGGGTTAAAAACAATGCACCTAGAACATGGGAAATGTGGATGCATTATATGGATGCTAGACCAGAAGTAAGAGCAAACTGGGAAAGAATACAAATAGATTTAAAATCTGGAACAGACAAAAGATTAGGTAAAGTAGTATCAGACATAGGTAATATGTTTAGAGAAACTAACGAAGCTACAATCAAACGAATAGAAAAAGATTACAAACCAGATTTAGCTGATGTTCTTGGTACTGAAGCAATTGATAACTTTTTTTGGATATATAGAAGATTTAGAGGAACTGGTAGTGATAGATGGCATAGTCCATTAGCAAAAGAATTAAACTGGTCAATTGAAAACTACAGATACCGTCATGCTAAATTAAAAAGATACACAGATGACATGATGCGTAAAGTTGTAAAACCAGCAGAAGAATTAGGATACAACAGTATTGATATTGGTACTATGTTATTTTTAAGAAACATAGCTGAAAGTTCACAAAGAAACAAATTAGTTAATTCATTAGGTATTATGAAAGTAAATCCAGAATTAGCAAAAGTATTAGGTAATAGAACTGCAAAAGAAATATATGATTATTATGTAAAATTACATCCACAACTATTTGAACTAACAAATGAGTTTTACAAAGTTAGACAAGAAATGGTTATTCCAGAATTAAAAGAAAGTGGAATGTATGACAAAGAATTAATTGCTAAATTAGAAAACAACAAAGAATACGTTACATTTAACGTAAGAAAATATTTGTTAGAACGTATAGAAAAATACGGGCCAAACTCAAGTGCTACAAGATTTTTAAAAGGATCAAAAGGTACGTTTGATGACATTATGAATGTATTTAATGCAACACTTGAAAAAGATATGTTGTTAATGGTTGAAGCTAAAAGACATAGAACAATGGCTTTAACTGTTAAATGGTTAAGAGAAAATAAAAACTGGATGGAAGCATATGGCAAAAAATCTGGACAAGCATATGTTCCAGATAGAGTTGTTTACAAACCTAAATTTATTGGAGAAGGTAAATTAGAAAAACCAGCTAAAGGCATGGAATTATTTAGTTACATGAAAGACGGTAAGATGCAACATTGGCACGTTAATAAATTTGTAGCACAATCATTTAAAGAAAATCCAAACGGTACAATGATGATGTACAAAATTATGACAGGAACAGGTGATGTATTTAGAAAAATGTTTACTGAATATAATCCTGCTTTCTGGCCAATTAACTTAGCTAGAGATTTAAACAGATCAGTTAAATTATTACCTAATGCTAGATATATAGATATTACTGGTAAAGGTAAAAACTCATTATTAAAATATTATTTTAAAGCAGTTAAACCTGCATACCAATCTATTTTTAAAGATGGTACTGAACTTACTAGATGGATGGAAAGTGAAGGTTTTTTAATTTCTATGAATGAAGGATATAGAGGACAAGCAGGTAGTAAAGCATTAATGAAGGGTCTTGATCCAGACACATATATGCTTGAAAGATTACTTGGTGATATGCAAAAGAAAAAAGGATTTGATAAATTTTGGAATGATACATTTGGTCATTTATTTTCTACACTAGGTAACTTTGCTAGAATGTTTGAAAGAACACCTAAAATTGCAGGAACTATGTATTTAAGAGATGCAATTAAAAGAGGTGATTTAAAAATGAATGATAAAGAAATGATGTTAAGAATACAATCGGAAGTAGGATCACCAAACTTTTTAAGACAAGGTAGATTAAATGCATTTACTAATAATTTATATTTATACTCTAACGCATTTAAAGAAGGTTGGAGAGCAGATATAACTAGATTTAGAGAAGACCCTGCATCAGTTGGCGGTAAGTTTATAGCTTACAATGTAATGCCTAAAATTTTACAAAAAATGATGGAAATAGGAATATTCGGTGCTTCGTTAGGTATGGTTTACAAATACGGTATATCTGATTGGGATAAAATAAATTACATTCCAATTGTTTTAGGTGAAACACAAGATGGAAGACCAGTATATTTAAGAATACCACAAGACGAAACATCTAGATTAATTAATGGATTTTTATACAAAGCAATGAGTATTGGTGATGATGGAAAAACAGGTACATTTGAAACACCTGCTGATTTATTTGGTTATTTAGGATCATCTGGATTACCTTCTATGAACCCAGTATTTAGTTTATTTGGTGATGTTATTGGATGGATGAATGGTACTACTCCATATGATGATTTTAGAGGAACTACAGCAATTGATAAAACAACTGACAAAGCAGATGATGCTAGAAAAAACAAAGAGTTATTAAAATGGTTCTTTAATACTTATTCTGGTCAAGGTTTATATAAATTTAAAAGCAATGATTACAAAGAAATATCATCAGAATTAGAAGAAATGCTTGATATGCCAGTAGTAGGTAGAATACTTAATAGATTTGTAAAAATTGGTAATAATCCAATAGTAGGATATATGGAAAATTCTGAAGGTGGATTACAACAATACGAAAAAGAAAATGCTCAAGTTACACTTGATTTTAAAGAAGCTATTGTAAATTTAACTACAGGTGAGCCATTAACCAATAAACATAAAATGGCATTATTAGCAAGAAGTGAAAGTTTAAAAACTAATAAATTATTAATTGACAGATTATCTCAAATGGCTGGTGGTACAGTATTATTACAAGATTTTTTAACTGAAACAGACAGTAAAAAACAAGCTATTATGGTTATGAAGTTAGTTGAGTTTATTGAAAAAACTGATAATACGTATCCTATTAACTTTATTAAAGAACAAAAATCTGATAAAATAGAAGAATAATTATGACAATTACTACTACTATTATAAAAAACAGTTATTCTGGAAATGGAAGTCAAACAGTATTTCCATACACATTTAAAATTAATACGGATGCTGATATACAGGTTCTTGTTAGATCATCATTAGGTACTGAAACATTAAAAACATTAAGCACAGATTACACAGTTAGCGGTGCAGGTGATGCAGGTGGTGGTAATGTAACTATGATTGTTGCACCTGCAACTGGTGAAACATTAGTTATTAGAAGATCAACTACACAAACTCAAGAATTAGACTTAGTAGAAAATGACCCTTTTAGTGCAGAAACAGTAGAAGGTGCATTTGATAAATCAGTATCATTAGTACAAGAAATTCAAGAAGAAGCAGATAGATCAATTAAACTATCAAGAACAAACACTATGACATCAACTGAATTTACAGTTGGTGCTACAGAACGTGCTAACAAAGTTCTTGCATTTGATAGTACAGGTGAATTATCAGTTGCTCAAGAATTAGGGCAATTTCAAGGCAATTGGTCATCTGGTGAAACATATGCTCAAAGAGATATTATAAAAGATACATCTAATGGAAACATTTATATTTGTATAACAGCACATACTTCAAGTGGCGCACAACCTATTAGTACAAATACTGATAGCGCAAAATGGTCATTATTAGTTGATGCAGAAAGTGCAACTTCATCTGCAACTGCGGCGGCGGCAAGTGCAACTGCGGCGGCTACATCTGAAACAAATGCGGCTACATCCGCTACTGCGGCGGCAACTTCAGCTACCAATGCGGCAACGTCTGAAACTAACGCATCAACTTCAGAAACTAATGCGGCGGCTAGTGCAACAACAGCATCTACTGCGGCAACCAATGCTCAAACAAGCGAAACTAATGCGGCTACCAGCGAAACTAACGCCGCAACTAGCGCAACCAACGCATCAAATTCTGCTACATCTGCGGCCAGTTCAGCAACTACAGCTACCACAAAAGCTAGTGAAGCATCTACATCAGCTACAAACGCCGCAAGTTCAGCGTCATCAGCATCTACATCTGCGACTAACGCATCTAACTCTGCAACTGCCGCAAGTACATCTGAAACTAACGCCGCTAACTCTGCTACTGCATCTGCAAGTTCAGCAACATCTGCGGCTACTTCTGCTACTGCGGCTGAAGCGGCATATGATAATTTTGATGATAGATATTTAGGGCCAAAAGCTAGTGACCCTACATTAGACAATGACGGTGATGCTTTGTTAGATGGGGCATTGTATTTTAACACAACAACAAATGTTATTAAATATTATGATGGATCAAGTTGGTCACCAGTTGAAGCAGTAGATACATCTAATTTAGCAACAAATGGGTTTAGCATTGCAATGGCGATAGCCCTGTAGTATAAGGATAATATATGGCACAAAATTTTAGAAGATACACAAGCAATGATGTAGGAACATCAGCAGCAACTTTATTTACTGCTGACAGTTATGATACTGTAGTTGGTATATCAGTTTCAAATGTAACAGCATCTGCTGTTGTAGCATCTGTATATATTAATGATGGTTCTAACGATATTTAT